TTGAGTTATGCTCCTAGTACGGTTCCTGATTATGAGTTGGGTTTATCGCCTGAAGAGTTGAGTGATGTTTTGACTCGTGCTGATGCGTATTATGGTGATACGGGTTATGATGAGATGAGTATTAGGGGTGCTCCTTCTTCTGCGCCATTGAGTGTAGCTGAACAGGTTGCGCAGTATGATTATCCTGATATTTTAGATACTTTGGATGCGGAGAGGGAGTTAGCGTCTAGCGTGGCTGATTTATCTGCTCCAGATCCACTTGCTCCCACTGGCTCTACGACGAAGATTGTTTCTCCCGGTGGCGTTGGTCCGGGTCAGACGGTTGATTTTAATAGGCTAATAGATGCGGGTGGTACGCAGTATTATGACATTTATTCGCCGCCATTAAGTGACGATGACATGGGTTTGCCTGATATTTCTGTTGATCAGGCGCTGTTAGATCCTCTTGGTTTTGCGACTGGAGATCCTATGTACCCTTACAATGCTACGCTTGCTGATGATGTTGTTGGTGATGTTGGTGATGTAGTTACTTCAGCATCTGTTCCTGATATTGATATTCCGAGCAACAAGAACGTGATTGATGCTGTTGTTGCTGGAGTTTTGACTGGTACGCCTGTTGAGGGTTTTGATGTTTTGACATCTAAAGTTGGTATGCCGAGGACTGGCATACAGGGTGTTATTAACGACATTTTGGGCAGTTTTGCTTTATTTAGTGGTCTTGCGTCTGGTGATCCTGCGAAGCGTCAGGAGATAGCGGATATGTTATCTAGTGGGAGTGGCAGGGCTGTTTATAATAGCAGTGGTGAGTTGATTGGCGCGGTTGACAATGCGACTGGTGAGTATGTTGGTTATCCATCGAACGAGGGTGGTTATATTCGCACTGATGATGGTCAATTGATTAAATCTGGTGTTGATGTTCCTGAGTACCCTGATCCTTTTGTTGGCGGTGAGAGTGATGATGGTTGTCCTGCGGGTTATGAGTTTGATGCGACTATTGGTCAGTGTGTTCCGATTGTGGCTGCGGAGGAGGAGCCTAAGATTAGTCTTGGGGAGGTTGAGCGACCTGTTGTTACTACGCCGCGTCCACCGCGTCCTCCTTCGGAGCCTGTTGAGGGTATGACGATTCGTGCGCCGAAGCAGTTTAACGTTGGTGGTCCTGTAACGCCGAACATTGATAGGTTTTTAGGTTCTTTGCGGGGTTAATATGTACAGCAACATAGACAGATTTGTTCAGGGTTTTGCCGAGGGTGGCGGCGTTGGCTTTGAGCGCGGTCGTGGAAGCATGTACGACAGTTACCCCGGGGCTAAGAGGAAAAAAGAGAAGGAGGAGAGGGAAAAGGAGGAGAAGAGTTTTCCTGACTATGCGCCTCCGAGTGTATCTAGTCCTTCTGCGTATGAGATTTCTGAGGCGCTAGGTGGGGGTGATGGTCCTAGTGTTAGTTTTCCTGATTACGGTCCTCCTAGTGTTTCGAGTGGTCCTTCTGCTTATGAGGTTTCTGAGGCGTTGGGGGGTGGCTCATTAGATCCTTTAACTGCATATGGCAGGAGAGACAGTGATCCTAGAGTATTTTTAGATAATGATTTACTTGAGAGCACTGGTGGTCCCAGATTTTTACCGATAACTGGTCAGATATATACGTCTGAACCTATGAGTTCTGCTGTTGGTGGTTTGATTGATGATCATGAGTATCGTCACTTAGCTTTAAACGAACTTCGTAATGTTATGGGTCAAAGGAATCCTGCTGAAAATATTTATAAATACGGTCAGCCTATGATGGATGCTGTTAATAGTGTTTTAAATTTTAGTGGTTCCGTAAATCAATATAACAAAATGCCTACGTTAGAAGAAAAATTCGTAGAACTTTTTGATCCTCCTGCCTTAGATGAAGGCCCATACGGAGGAGGTCATTTAAGTGATCCTAACGATATTTTTAGTCGACTGGCAATGGTTACTGAAGATGCTGGTTCTTCTCAACTTCAAAGCCCAGAATTGCGCGGTGGAGTTCAAGATGTTTTAGCTGGCAGAATGTCAATGGATGATTTTTTAAGTCTTCCACAGGTTCAAGAGGTTGGCAAAATTATTGATGAAAATACGGGTAATTTTAGACAACAATTTTTAGAGAGCATTAATGACCCAAGACAGATAATGCCAGTTATGCAGGGTTTAGGTACTTTTCTTGATAGACTTCCTGCGCCTCGTGCTGCAACTGGAGAAACCAGACCGGAATTTAGTGATGCGGAGCGTCTTTTAAATTATTACAAAAGTCAGACTGGAGAAGGGTATTCTTCGCAGAGAAACCCGTACAAGTCTGAAGAAGAAAAAGCGCGTGTAGGTCAGATGCTTTTTAATATGAAAGACCGATTAGGGTTTGAAATTGGTAGGCATGAGGTTAATCCTAACCAATTTGAAGAAATTATGTTTCCTACGAATACAAACAACAATGTTTTAATGGGCATAGGATCATTTAATCCACTTAGGAACATAGAACAAGGTAGTATGCAAGTGAGAGAAACGCCGCTAGATATTCAAGACACCATAGATTTTTTGAACAGAAAAAAATTTCTTGAAATAAAAGATTCGCTTTCTAAAAGTTTTGGAGGGGCGCAATTAGAATATCTTTTGGACAAGCAGGCCAAGGAATTAAACATTGAACGACCTGACAAATGACTTTTCCAAGTATCTTACGGATGAGGAGTTAGCCAAAGTTGCTCCTATGCTGGAGCGTTTGCAGACGCTTGATAAACGTGCGGAGAAGCATGATAGTTTTATGAGTTTTGTGAATCATGTTTGGCCTCAGTTTATTGAGGGCAGGCACCACAAGATTTATGCTCAGAAGCTACAGGACGTTGCGGATGGTAAGATCAAGCGATTGATTGTGAACATGCCTCCGCGCCATACGAAGTCAGAGTTTGCGAGTTATTTGTTTCCCACTTGGTTGATGGGTAGAAGGCCCGATTTGAAGATTATTCAGGCGACTCACACGGCTGAGTTGGCTGTTGGTTTTGGTCGGAAGGTTAAGAACTTAATTGATAGCGAGGAGTTTCGAGATGTCTTCCCTAATGTCAGTCTTGCGTCAGACGCTAAAGCGAGTGGTCGATGGAGTACGAACGGTGGCGGCGAGTATTATGCGGTGGGTGTCGGTGGCGCTCTCGCGGGGCGCGGCGCTGACCTTGCGATTATCGACGATCCTGTCTCCGAACAAGACGCGCTAAGTGCGACTGCGTTAGATAACATTTACGAGTGGTACACCTCTGGTCCGAGGCAGCGTTTACAGCCCGGTGGTTCGATTATCATTGTTATGACGCGGTGGTCGATCAGGGATTTGACTGCGAAGGTTTTGGCAAAGCAGAGTGAGAAGGGTGCGGATCAGTGGGATATTGTTGAGTTTCCTGCGATTATGCCGTCTGGAGATCCGCTTTGGCCTGAGTTCTGGAGCTTAAACGAGCTTGAGAGTGTTAAGGCATCTATTCCTGTGGCTAAGTGGAATGCGCAGTATATGCAGAACCCGACTGCTGAAGAGGGTGCGATTATTAAGCGTGAGTGGTGGAATATTTGGGAAAAGGACGATCCGCCTACGTGCAGCTATATTATTCAAAGTTATGATACTGCCTTTAGTAAGGGTGACAGGGCTGACTATAGTGCGATTACGACTTGGGGTATTTTTCATTACGATGAAACGCGAGAGGATCACATTGTGTTGCTTGATGCTGTTAGGGGGCGCTGGGAGTTTCCAGAGTTAAAGCAGCAGGCGCATGATTTGTATGAATTGTATGAGCCTGACATGGTTCTTGTGGAGCAGAAGGCGAGTGGTATGCCGTTGACGCAAGAATTGCGTAGGATGGGTATTCCTGTGACGCCGTTTACGCCGAGCCGTGGCGCGGACAAGTTTACGCGGATGCATGCGTGTGCGCCTGTGTTTGAGAGTGGTATGGTGTGGTGTCCTGACACGAATTTTGCTGATGAAGTTATGGAAGAATGCGCTGCATTTCCAAATGGTGAACATGATGACTTGGCGGATTCGATGACTCAGGCTATACTGCGTTTTAGGCAGGGTGGTTTTATCACCACTCCGAGCGACTATGACGATGAAGATGAACTGGCGTTTGCGCGTCGAAAAAGGGAATATTACTAATGGCACAAAAAGAAGCAATCATGAGGGCGCTCATGGAAGCGATGGGTGAATCAGGAAAGGCTATTTCTGACGCTGATCGTCGTAGACTTAGTATGATAATGGGTGAGTCTGGAAAAGGTATGTCGGACGCTGATCGTCGTCGCCAACGCGCTATGGATCGTGCAGGTATGCTTGAGGCTTTAGAAGCTGGTGAAACGGGAATGGGAGTGTCTGATGCAGACATGGCTCGTTTGCGTAGAACTTTAGGAATGATGGGCGGCGGTGCTGTTAAGAAATATAAAAAGGGCGGCGCTGTTAAGAAAAAGAAATCTTCTGGTAAAAAGTCTCGAAACGGCTGCGTTATGGCTGGTCGTGGCGGCAAGTATAAAGGAATGAAGTGATGGCTAAACGTAAAAAGGTAAATATGCGCCCCACCAAGTCAGGTGGACAAATCTATATGTCTGACGACTATGCAAAAGAGTTTCGAGAAACTTACGCTGGTGACACAGAGTTGCAGAAACTGATTGAAAAAAATATGAATGAACGCATGCGTGCCGGAGAAATGACTCCTAAAGAATCTGGTAGTATGAAGGCTAGAACCTTTATAGATCAAGTTGAAGAATCAGTCCGTCAAAAATACGAGAAGCCTCGCAAAATGAAAAAAGGCGGCAAGGTTCGCGGCTATGAGCATGGGGGCGGTGTTTGCCGTGGCGGTGGTGCAGCCATTTCTGGCACCAATTTTTCTGGAGTAAAATGATGGCAAAAATCGTTATCAACATTGACATGGATGAGCTTAGGTCTGGTATCAACCAAGTTGTTGATGACGATATGTATGAGGCGGAAGAGGAGTTTGTTTGTCCTCTTTCGACTCAGGATGCAGATTTAAACGACAAAAACCGTGAGTATGCCATACAGGAATATGCTTACGGTCATTCTGTGAAGAATTGGGAAAAAAAGAAAGAAATCTGCGGAACCTGTGAATATTACAACATTCGCTCCAAGATGCTTGATTGCATTGAGAATGGCATTGGAATGGATGAGGGTGACGAGGTTGGGTATTGTACTAAACTGGATTTCACCTGCATGGCTGAGAATGTTTGCAATGCTTGGGAAAAAGGCGGTCCTATGACTGACTTTGATGACATTGACGAACTGGAGCCACTTGAAGGCAACGAGAAGGACATTTTCTAATGGCTATAGAACGCGGTCTAGGTGCGGGTGGATTGCCCGAAGAACCAATGGTTCCACAGGGGCCAACATTTGAGAATGTGATTGATTTAGCTGCACAGCCCGGAATTACTGAGTTTGATGACGGTAGCGCCGTTGTGGGTGAGTATGAAGAGCCTATGGAGGCTCCTGTTAGCGTTCCGTTTGATGGGAACTTGGCTGAAGTTATTGACGAAGCCGAGTTGGGTTTGATTTCATCTGATTTGGTTGGTTCGATTGAGGATGATTTATCCTCTCGTGAAGACTGGGAAGATACATACAAAACTGGCCTTGAGTTTTTAGGGATGAAGACTGAAGAGCGCACAGAGCCGTTTGAAGGGTCTTCTGGCGTTATTCATCCATTATTGGCTGAGTCTGTCACACAGTTCCAAGCGCAAGCGTATCGTGAGTTGTTGCCTGCAACTGGACCTGTTCGTACATCTGTTATTGGTGCGCAAAATGAAATGCTTGTAAAGCAGTCTGAGCGCGTCAAAGACTACATGAACTACATGATTACCTACAAGATGGAAGAGTACGATCCAGAGTTGGATCAGATGCTGTTTTATCTTCCTGTCATTGGTTCTACGTTTAAGAAGGTTTACTTTGATCCGCTAAAGCAACGTGCTGTTAGCAAGTTTATACATGCTGAAGACTTGATTGTGCCATATGGTGCAACTGATTTGGTGTCTTCTCCGCGTATTACGCATCGAATTTCAATGGATTCCAATGAAATCCGCAAGATGCAGCTTGTTGGTTTTTATCGTGATATTGATCTGCCAACTTCTTCTGAAGGTAGTTCATATGAAGCTGATGAGGTTGAAGA